CTGAATAAAAACCGGAGATGATGCCAGTTAGCCATAATCTCTGCATTTTCTTAAACGTTGGTTTGGGAGAAGCGGCAAAACGGGGTGTGGGAACAGGGGAAAATCAGATACCGGACATGGCTTCATTTAGTGGGGTGAGGGATTATTACGGAAAACAACTTTTGCCAGGAGGGTTGATACTTCAGTGGCTGACGATTCCATCAAGTGCAGCAGCTAAAGCTGTAACACTGAATAATGGTAATTATCAGCTGTCAGGCTATAAATGGCCCCAGTCATTTGGTGTCCTGTTTGCTGTGTTTGCTACAAAAGTTTCTGGCTCGACTAACGAAGCATATGCAATCTCAGTTAATCGTCACTCTACCGATGTAATTGTCACCTGGAATGCCCGTAAGGCTGATGATGTCCACATTTTAGGAATTGGGAAATTATGAAAATGAAATGGTCCCCATCTGTTCAGGGATTTTTCTCTGAAAATAACAGCGATATTCCCGATGATGCTTTCGATATTGAAGATGCTCTTTATTATGAACTTATGAATGGTCAGAGTACGGGGAAAATTATTATCAATAACCCGGATAACTACCCTGTACTTACTGAATATCCAGCGAAGACACAGGAACAGGAAATAGCTGAAGCGGAGGGAATGAAAAGTATACTTATTGAACAGGCCAACGAATACATGAACAGTAAGCAATGGCCTGGTAAAGCCGCTATTGGTCGTCTGAAAGGTGAGGAACTGGCGCAATATAATTTGTGGCTGGATTATCTGGACGCACTGGAACTGGTTGATACCTCCAGTGCGCCAGATATTGAATGGCCTACGCCTCCGGCAGTTCAGGCCAGATGACATCCGGCGCGGTGCTGGTATCTGTTGCCGTCACCGAGTCAATGTAATCCAGCACAGCGTTAAGTCGGGTGTTTTCTGTCTGCGTCAGCTTCCGCCCGGCCTGTAATTTCAGCTGAATCAGACTGATGGAAGCCATTGCAGCATCAATCAGCGACTGGCGCTGTGCTTCTGCCGCTTCTACTGCGGCGCTATGCTGTGCCTCAGTATCGGTCACCCATTTCTCACCATCCCATTTATCGTATGGCGTTAACGGTGCGAGAGTGGTTGTATTTTCGGGATAGTCGCCTGGTGCTGTGATTTCTTTGGCATCTCCCGTTTCGGTGTTGTAGACAATTTCACCGCGATGGTCTGGCACATATTCCCATGAGTTAAAATCTGCAGAACGGCAGATTGCATAACCAGCTTTATGTGTAACTGGTGCATCTAAACAAGAACATGCCGGGATACCGACGCCAATGGCAAGATATTCATTTGAAGTAGAAATATATTCCCGAGTTTTACCATCATAGTTATAGACGGTAATATTCCCCGCCTTCGTGGCAATAAGCTCGCTATTTAATACGGCGTTATCCATTATGCAGCCCTTACGATATAGTTAAATGCAATATTTCGTGGACGGGTTTCGCTCCCGCCATATGATGATGTAAATCCCGAATATGCCCGGTGTCCCGCATCCGTCGTATTAGCCCAGGAAGGACCGCTAGAAGTATAGATGACCCCATTGTAATCATGGCCGTGTGCCTCAATGCTCCCGTCCTGAGGAGACAGGAGAGTCCGTCCTGAATCAATTCCTCTTCCATCATCCCACCCACGAATGAATTCGCCGCGTAAATCTGGCAATTTATTTGTCGGATAAACTTTTGCCAGTTCCGGATACTCTTCGGCAGAAAAAGCTGCACCGTTGCATTTCAGCCAGCCTGTTGGCGGAGTGGCTGAGGGCCACGGAACAGGCACACCAACGGGTAATGCCGAACCTTCTCCCAAACCAACGTTTAAGAAAATGCAGAGATTATGGCTAACTGGCATCATCTCCGGTTTTTATTCAGGGGGATGCTCATGCTTATTGGCTATGTACGCGTGTCAACAAATGACCAGAACACGGAATTGCAGCGTAATGCGCTGGAGTGCGCAGGATGTGAGCTGATTTTTGAGGACAAAATCAGCGGCACGAAGTCCGACAGGCCGGGGCTGAAAAAACTGCTCAGAACATTATCGGAAGGTGACACTCTGGTTGTCTGGAAGCTGGACAGGCTGGGGCGTAGTATGCGGCATCTGGTCATTCTGGTTGAGGAACTGCGCGAACGCGGCGTTAATTTTCGCAGCCTGACGGATGCTATTGATACCAGCACGCCGATGGGGCGTTTTTTCTTTCATGTGATGGGTGCCCTGGCTGAAATGGAGCGAGAACTCATTGTCGAGCGGACACGCGCCGGACTGGAAGCGGCCAGAGCCAAAGGTCGTATTGGTGGCAGACGACCGAAACTCACCGCGAGTGAGTGGGAGCAGGCCGGGCGTTTGCTGGCTGCAGGGGAGTCACGTCAACGCGTGGCACTGATTTTTGATATTGGTCTGTCCACGCTCTATAAAAAATTTCCCTCATCAGCGACAAAGAATAAATTGTGTCATCCCTTAGCCAACCGGGACAAATAGCCTGACATCTCCGGCACAACTGAAAATATCACTCACCCATTAACCACGGAGTTAAACGGATGAGTGACTATCATCACGGCGTGCAGGTGCTGGAGATTAACGACGGCACCCGCGTCATTTCCACCGTATCCACGGCCATTGTCGGCATGGTCTGCACGGCCAGCGATGCAGATGCGGAAACCTTCCCCCTCAATAAACCGGTGCTGATTACCAATGTGCAGAGCGCAATTGCAAAGGCCGGTAAAAAAGGCACGCTGGCGGCGTCGTTACAGGCCATCGCTGACCAGTCAAAACCGGTCACCGTTGTTGTGCGCGTGGAAGACGGCACCGGCGACGACGAAGAAACGAAACTTGCGCAGACCGTTTCCAATATCATCGGCACCACCGACGAAAACGGTCAGTACACCGGACTGAAAGCCCTGCTGGCGGCGGAGTCGGTAACCGGTGTTAAACCGCGTATTCTCGGCGTGCCGGGACTGGATACCAAAGAGGTGGCTGTTGCACTGGCATCAGTCTGTCAGAAGCTGCGCGCTTTCGGGTATATCAGCGCATGGGGCTGTAAAACCATTTCCGAGGTGAAAGCCTACCGCCAGAATTTCAGCCAGCGTGAGCTGATGGTCATCTGGCCGGATTTCCTCGCATGGGATACGGTCACCAGTACCACCGCCACCGCGTATGCCACCGCCCGTGCACTGGGGCTGCGTGCCAAAATCGACCAGGAGCAGGGCTGGCATAAAACGCTGTCCAATGTCGGGGTGAACGGTGTTACCGGCATCAGCGCGTCCGTATTCTGGGATTTGCAGGAGTCCGGCACCGATGCTGACCTGCTTAACGAGTCAGGCGTCACAACGCTGATTCGCCGTGACGGTTTCCGCTTCTGGGGTAACCGTACCTGCTCTGATGACCCGCTGTTCCTCTTTGAAAACTACACCCGCACCGCGCAGGTGCTGGCCGACACGATGGCTGAGGCGCACATGTGGGCGGTGGACAAGCCCATCACCGCAACGCTGATTCGCGACATCGTTGACGGCATCAATGCCAAATTCCGTGAGCTGAAAACAAACGGCTATATCGTGGATGCGACCTGCTGGTTCAGCGAAGAATCCAACGATGCGGAAACCCTTAAGGCCGGAAAACTGTATATCGACTACGACTATACCCCGGTGCCTCCTCTTGAAAACCTGACCCTGCGCCAGCGTATTACCGATAAATACCTGGCAAATCTGGTCACCTCGGTTAACAGCAATTAAGGAGCCTGACCGATGGCAATGCCGCGCAAACTCAAGTTAATGAACGTCTTTCTGAACGGCTACAGCTATCAGGGCGTCGCGAAGTCCGTCACGCTACCAAAACTGACCCGTAAGCTCGAAAACTATCGCGGTGCGGGGATGAACGGCAGCGCACCGGTAGACCTCGGCCTTGATGACGATGCGCTGTCAATGGAGTGGTCGCTCGGTGGCTTCCCGGATTCGGTTATCTGGGAGCTTTACGCCGCAACCGGTGTGGATGCCGTGCCGATTCGTTTTGCAGGCTCTTACCAGCGCGACGATACCGGCGAAACGGTGGCCGTCGAAGTGGTCATGCGTGGACGTCAGAAAGAAATCGACACCGGCGAGGGTAAACAGGGAGAAGACACCGAGTCGAAAATCTCCGTGGTCTGCACCTATTTCCGGCTGACGATGGACGGTAAGGAGCTGGTCGAAATCGACACCATCAACATGATTGAGAAGGTGAACGGCGCCGACCGGCTGGAGCAACACCGCCGAAATATCGGCCTGTGATTTTCATCCGGTCAGCCAGGCTGACCGGTTAACCCTGATTCAGAAGTGAGAAAACCATGAACAAAGAAAATGTGATTACCCTGGACAATCCGGTCAAACGTGGTGAGCAGGTCATCGAACAGGTCACGCTGATGAAACCCAGTGCGGGGACGCTGCGCGGTGTCAGTCTGGCTGCGGTCGCGAACTCCGAAGTCGATGCACTGATTAAGGTGCTGCCGCGCATGACTGCACCGATGCTGACCGAGCAGGAAGTCGCCGCACTGGAACTGCCTGACCTTGTGGCGCTGGCCGGTAAGGTGGTCGGTTTTTTGTCGCCGAACTCGGTACAGTAACGTTTCCGAAAAATCTCTCGGTCGATGACCTGATGGCGGATGTGGCAGTGATATTTCACTGGCCGCCATCAGAACTGTATCCCATGAGCCTGACCGAACTCATCACATGGCGCGAAAAGGCGCTCCGGCGAAGCGGAAACACGAATGAGTAACAATGTAAAATTACAGGTATTGCTCAGGGCTGTTGACCAGGCATCCCGCCCGTTTAAATCCATCCGTACAGCGAGTAAGTCGCTGTCGGGGGATATCCGGGAAACACAAAAATCACTGCGCGAGCTGAACGGTCAAGCATCCCGTATTGAGGGATTCCGCAAGACCAGTGCACAGCTTGCCGTGACTGGTCATGCACTTGAAAAGGCACGGCAGGAAGCCGAAGCCCTTGCCACACAGTTTAAAAACACCGAACGTCCGACCCGTGCTCAGGCGAAAGTGCTGGAATCCGCAAAGCGTGCGGCGGAGGACTTACAGGCGAAATATAACCGCCTGACAGATTCCGTTAAACGCCAGCAGCGGGAACTGGCCGCTGTGGGAATTAATACCCGCAATCTTGCACATGATGAGCAGGGACTGAAAAACCGTATCAGTGAAACCACCGCACAGCTTAACCGTCAGCGTGATGCGCTGGCGCGTGTCAGTGCGCAACAGGCAAAACTTAACGCAGTAAAACAGCGTTATCAGGCCGGAAAGGAACTGGCCGGAAATATGGCCTCGGTGGGCGCTGCCGGTGTGGGGATTGCGGCGGCGGGAACGATGGCCGGAGTTAAGCTGCTGATGCCCGGTTATGAGTTTGCGCAGAAAAACTCAGAATTACAGGCTGTGCTCGGTGTGGCAAAAGACTCCGCCGAAATGGCTGCACTACGCAAGCAGGCGCGTCAGCTCGGCGACAACACCGCCGCCTCGGCGGATGATGCGGCCGGTGCGCAGATTATCATTGCGAAAGCGGGTGGAGATGTTGATGCCATTCAGGCGGCAACGCCGGTCACACTGAACATGGCGCTGGCGAACCGCCGCACGATGGAAGAAAACGCCGCCCTGCTGATGGGGATGAAATCCGCCTTTCAGCTTTCAAACGATAAGGTCGCTCATATCGGGGATGTTCTCTCCATGACGATGAACAAAACCGCCGCCGATTTTGACGGCATGAGCGATGCGCTGACCTATGCCGCACCTGTGGCAAAAAATGCCGGTGTCAGCATTGAAGAAACCGCCGCAATGGTCGGGGCGCTGCATGATGCAAAAATTACCGGTTCAATGGCGGGGACGGGAAGCCGTGCCGTGTTAAGTCGCCTGCAGGCACCGACGGGAAAAGCATGGGATGCACTGAAAGAGCTTGGTGTGAAAACCTCAGACAGCAAGGGAAACACCCGACCAGTATTTACCATTCTGAAAGAAATGCAGGCCAGTTTTGAGAAAAACCGGCTCGGTACTGCCCAGCAGGCCGAATACATGAAAACCATTTTCGGGGAGGAGGCAAGCTCAGCCGCCGCCGTGCTGATGACTGCCGCGTCAACCGGAAAGCTGGACAAACTGACCGCTGCGTTTAAAGCCTCAGACGGGAAGACCGCAGAGCTGGTAAATATCATGCAGGACAACCTCGGCGGTGACTTTAAGGAGTTTCAGTCCGCTTATGAGGCGGTGGGGACAGACCTGTTTGACCAGCAGGAAGGCGCACTGCGTAAGCTCACTCAGACGGCCACAAAGTATGTGTTAAAACTCGACGGCTGGATCCAGAAAAACAAATCACTGGCGTCAACCATCGGCCTCATTGTCGGTGGTGCACTGGCGCTGACTGCTGTCATCGGTGCCATTGGCCTCGTAGCCTGGCCGGTTATCACTGGCATCAATGCCATCATCGCGGCAGCAGGCGCAATGGGGGCAATCTTCACGACGGTTGGCAGTGCTGTTATGACGGCCATCGGGGCGATTAGCTGGCCGGTTGTGGCCGTGGTGGCCGCCATTGTCGCCGGGGCGTTGCTTATCCGTAAATACTGGGAGCCTGTCAGCGCATTCTTTGGCGGTGTGGTGGAAGGGCTGAAAGCGGCATTTGCGCCGGTGGGGGAACTGTTCACGCCACTTAAGCCGGTGTTTGACTGGCTG